GGATGATTCCATCAGTAGATTCTGCAATTGGACCGAATAGATAAGTCTTTGCATTAAACGACATAGTATACATCAGGACTCTACGAGTACTGAAATCTCCCTCATATTCATCTGTGAAACTAATATTTTCTAAAATAACTGGTATATCTCTTTTCTCACCAATAGAAGATATAAGATCTACTGTAATATTAAATGATGGTTGAAAGAATGGTAGTATTTGTTCTACTATCTGCAATGCATCATCATTCAACTTAGTCATAATGTTTAGTTCAAAACCAACATTATATGGAACTGGGAGATATACTTTCTTAACTTT